GGAACCACACCCTTGAGGTTTTCTTAGCGTTGCAACAAGGATAACCACTCCCTTGTTATCTACACATTAACATATAATATAGATATAGCTCTTTAATTTTTGTGTCTTTACCAGTAATTACTGACGAACTTATACAAGCTTTAGATGCTGTGTTTCCTAACAGACACCCAGACCTATCCTTATCAGATCGAGAAGTGTGGTATCGTGCAGGGCAGAGGTCTGTTGTTGACTATCTAATTGAACAGCAACTAAGACAAAAAGAAACTATGTTAACTAACAGCGTATTGGAGAACTAGCTATGTGTTTTGGTGGTGGTGGTAACAATCAACCTAGAGTTGCAAAGTATCAAAGTAAGAATGACCCTGTTGTAATTACAGGTGAACAAGAAGGTCTTGAAGATACAAAGAAAAAAACTGAGACAGCAGATGCTTTAAAGATTAAGAAACAAAAAGAAACTAAAAACTTTTCTAATCCAACTATTGCTACAGCACAAAAGCTAACGCAAACTAAAAAGAAGACTTTAATTTAGTTCATGCTAGTATAAGAAAAAAATAATATACACCTGTCATGTGTTTCGGAAGACCCTCACCACCACCTGCACCTGCACCCGAACCAGTTGATTCTCCTATAGAAGATACTGCTGATGCTGTTGTTGTTGGTAAACAACAAAAGAAAAAGAAAGCTGATACACAAGTTGCTATGGGTAAAAAGATGGGAACTAAATCTTTACAGATACCTTTGCTTAACAACCAAAAAGGTGGAGATTTAAATTACCCAACTTAATATGGAATACTCGGCACAAGGCACAACCGCAGCAGGTAGGTATGAAGCACTTGTTAGTAGTAGGTCTGTCTACGATAGAGAAGCAAAAGAATCTTCAAAGCTAACGATACCTAGCTTAATACCAGAACAAACATCAGGTACAAGAGCAAGAATAAAAACACCTTTCCAAGCTACTGGTAGTCGTGGTGTAAATTCTTTGTCCAATAAATTATTAATGACTTTGCTTCCTCCAAGCACATCATTTTTTAAATTAGAAATAGATGCTCTTGAAATAAGAAAGCAAGGGCAAGAACAAATGCAGAGTGAGATAGATAAAGGACTACGAACAATAGAAAATGCTTTGATGAATCAGATAGAAATATCTAATGATAGGGTTGCTATGTTTGAAGCTATCAAACATCTAGTCGTGTCAGGTAATGTCTTGTTATATCTAACAGATGCAGGTCTTAAAGTCTTTCCATTATCTAAATTTGTTTGTAAGCGTGATGAAGTAGGTAACGTATTAGAAATTTTAACTAAAGAAACAATACACCCACAAGCTTTACCTGCTGCTTTCTTAGAACAGATCAAGAAGAAAGAGAACTATGACGCTAAGACAATAACAGATGACCTTGATATATATACACATATAAAAAGAATTAATGATGATGTCTTCTGGTTTCAAGAATGTAAGGGAGAAAAGATACCAAACACAGATGGTAGATCAAGAGTAGATGTAACACCTTGGCTACCTCTTAGATTTATTAGAGTTGATGGTGAAGATTATGGTAGAGGTTATGTTGAAGAATACAGAGGAGACTTAATTAGTCTTGAGTCTTTGATGCAAGCAATCATAGAAGGTGCTGCTGCTAGTGCAAAAACTTTATTTCTGGTCAATCCAAATGGGGTCACACGAGCAGCGACTATAAGCAAAGCACCGAATGGAGCAGTAAGAGAAGGTACCGCAGCAGATATAAGTGTCATGCAAGTTGGTAAGAGTGCAGATTTCTCTGTTGCTTTTAGTGCAATACAAAGAATAGAAGCAAGACTTGAGTTTGCTTTCTTGATGGCAAGATCAGTACAACGTGACGCAGAAAGAGTAACGGCAGCAGAAATAAATCTTATGGCACAAGAGCTAGAGAATAGTCTTGGTGGTATTTATAGTATCTTGACTCAAGAGTTTCAACTTCCATATTTGAGAAGACGTATGCACCTACTGGTAAGACAGGGTAAAGCTCCCAAGCTGCCTGATGAACTGGTCAAACCCAAGATAGTGACAGGACTTCAAGGACTTGGTAGGGGTAATGATAGAAACAAACTGATTGAGTTTATTGGAACTGTAGCTCAAGCTTTAGGACCAGATGTGATGAGGCAGTACGTTAATGTAGATGAAGCCGTAAAAAGACTAGCTACCAGTATTGGAATAGATACTGCTAACCTAGTAAAAACACAAGATCAAATCCAAGCAGAACAAGAAGCTGCACAACAGCAACAGCTTATTCAAAGTCTTGGACCTGCTGCTTTAGGCTCACCATTAGTTGATCCTAAAAAATTATCTGATGCAGCAGCACAACAACAACCAATGGAGGATCCTAATGCCCAACAAGAAGCCTAGTACAAAAAAAGAAACCTTAAAAAATGCACCTGAGAAAGCTATCGTTAGCGAACTAGGTGTTAACGAAAAAAACCCTGTACCTGAGAAGTCTGGTGATGTCACCACTAGACATGGCAGTACAATTCACTATAGTTAAAAGAAAACCACTATGACTTCATCACAAGTACAAGTATCTGAAACACCACCAATGTCTCAACAAGACCTTGAAGGTCTTAAAGACGAGAATGGTTTATATGCTGGCAAGTTTAAATCTGTAGAAGATCTTGTAGGTAGCTATAAAGAACTTGAAGGTAAGCTTGGTGCTATAGATCAAACCAAAGAAGAACCAGAAGGTAAAGTAGAAGAACAAAAAGAAGAACAAGAAACAGAAACTAACGATTCTGAATTTGACGCAAAAGAATATTATGGAGAAGGTCTTGCTTCTGTATTAGAAGAAGTTGGTATTGATGCACAAGATATATCAGATCGCTTTGAAAAAAATAATGAAATTTCTAAAGACGATTACAGCAAACTAAATGAAGCTGGTTTTTCAAAACAAATTGTTGATACCTATTTAGATGGTCTACGCAATTCTGCTATGGCAGGTGAAGTAGATGCACAAGGTATTAAAGATTCAGTTGGTGGAGATGAAAGCTACAATCAAATGGTTTCTTGGGCTGTAGAAAATCTACCTGCTGCTGATGTTCAAGCCTTTAACAAGTTAACTGATACAGGAGATGGACCTGCTATTAAATTGGCTGTTCAAGGTATCTTTTCACAATACAATAACGCTATGGGAGTTGAACCAAATCTCTACTCAGGTCGTGCTTCAACAAGTGGACCTACACCATTTAGATCTACAGCAGAAGTGGTTACTGCTATGTCTGATCCTCGTTGGGAAAAAGATGTATCTTATACAGAAAATGTAAAAGCACGCTTAGCAGGTTCTAACGTATTTGGTAATTAGTGTTATATTAAAAATAACTTACATCTAGATGGTAAGCTAACTCACAAATAATATTGTGAGTCTGTATAAATTAACAGAGTAGAAATCTAAATATCCTTGTGCCTGATGCGTCAGATACCACTTGAGAGAAAGGATTGAAACGAAGTTAGTTACTCAAATTTAAACATTAATCAAGGAGTTTTCCTATGGCTAACGCCACAGTATCTCGTCTTGGTT